CAGACGAATCTCCAAGCGACTCAATCCGCATTCACCTTGGAGGAGGAAGCATCACGAACAATGATGAACCAGCTTCGGATCAACCGCCCGATCAGACAAGCCAGCCTTCTTCAATCCGGTCTTCAAGGACTCCAAACGGGGATGTCGATGTATGGTGTTACTAAAGACATGGGCGCACCAGAAGAAGTAAATAAAGCTCTCGCCGGCGATCCCGTTGGGGCAGGTGGGGGTTCATCTTACCCAATCGTTAACACTGGCGCACCTGTTGGACCTGGAATGCTTCCCCAAGTAGGAACGATGCCACAGTAAAAACAAGAATAACACACCTACAAAAAGAACACTTTCATATGACCCAGCAAGACGCACTACTTTCATCCTTACTTAAGAGTGAGCAACGCCGCCCTGTAGATGTTAATCTCGGACAGGTTCCCATTACTCCTACTATTGGACGCATGGGTAACTACTCTGTCGTTACTCGTGAAACTCTTAAAGACAACCCTGCCTCAGAACTCTCCCGTGCGCTCTCTCAGCTTCCGCAACTACTAGGACAGGCAAAGAACATAAGTGTTGCGGCGGGTTTGAAGCAAGCTGAAGAGATGGATCTTGAGGAGATTGAAAAGAGATGGAACAACGGGGACACCGAGGCTGAAGGATTCATGACATGGCTCGGGGGAAACAAAGCGTTCCAAGAGGCAGCTTATCAGAGGTTATTTGACGCGAGCATCAAGCCAAACCTCCAAAAGGTTTCCAGTGAGATTGATGGTATGACTAACGGCGAACTCTTACAATTTGATTCAGACGAATCCATCAAGGAGTATGCCCAGAGTCGCTTAGTTGGATCTCTAGCTCCAGGAATCCTAGATACAGTAAGGACTAACTCGTGGTTAGCCGTGAGGCATAACAGGGCGATGGAGGCGATCATTCCTAACTACGTTCAGAAAGCAGCAGCGAGCATTGACGCACGCAAAAGGGACTTCCAAGAAAAAGAAGCTCTTGCAGCAGTGGAGACCAACTTCCTTACACAGGCTGAAACACCGATTCAAACTGAGTATATTGTCCCAGAGTTTGCTAACCCTGATGACCCGCGAGTTCAAATCGAGAGAGAACTGTTCGATCAAGATGCTGCTAATCAGAGATGGGTGGACAACCTCCAATACTCTCTTGATTTCGCAACAGACAATGGGTTCGCAGGGCGTTTAGACAAGTTCCAAATCGAAGCACAACTAATACCAGCACTCACTGCAAAATATCGAATGCTTATTGAAGATGAAGATCACAGTGCAGCCGATCTATTCTTAGAGGCAATGGAAAGCGGGTCTCTTAACATCAACGGGAGACCACTCAATAAGTCCTCCGCTGGGATGAGGTTAATTCAAAACGCAGAAGCACTTCTTGAAGACGCGCTTGAAGCTGACGAGGGCAAAATCGACACGAAGAAGATTGACTCCCACAACAGCGATCTCCTTTCAATGATAGCTGCGGAAAAGGTAAAACCAGGTTACGATCCAGACACGTTCGCTGGTTCCTTGCAAGAAATGGAAGATGAGGTGCTTAATGACCCTACGAAGAAATGGAACGATAAAGAAAAGATCTCACTTAGTAACACCTACGCACGAGCGCGGGACGGTCTTTATGGACGCGGTGAGATCCATGCAGAGACCTCGGACGAGAAACGAGAAGAACTAGGGGAAGAGATTCAAAAGAAATTTAACCTCAGTGCGCGTGAGCAGGCGGACATGACAACTAATTTAGATATTATTGAAAGTGCAACTATTGACACAGGAGCATCACTTTCGGACTATAAAAACTACATTACAAAAGAGGTAAATGATGGTGTTAATCCTGTATATGAAGAGTTCCGAGATCCAATACTTAAGATACTCACAGCAAATGCCTTACAACAAGCCGTAAAAGAAACTGTGGGGAGTGTGGTTGACCTTCCCGAGAATGAGCTATTTCTAGGAACATACAAAACCGATGAAGAACAAAAAAATCAATCATTATTTAGAAACGGATTACAAAATACACTACAAGAACGCTACACGCGTAACGTAGGTCTTTACTTTAAGGATTACATCGACCGGATTAAATCTCAAAATCCACCCTTGTCAGATGAAGAGAAGAGAAAGCAGCAAACCGAAGACGAGCTTCACGCATTGGACGAAGCTCAATACTACGAATCCGCTCGTGATGGAAGTGTCATCGTTAATGAAGATGGGAAACTGACTCCTGATGTTTCCACAGGGTCCATTAACCGTGGTAGTGTTTACGCGTCCGGCGCAGGATTCGACACACGACCTCGTGCAAGTGTAACAAAATACGATATTAACAAAGTAAACAGGACATTGGCTAATGAGTATGGGCGGGAAGCCGTGAAAGGAAACCCAGTCAACCAGAGGATAAAGCTAATCAACAGTCTAGTGCGTGAGGCAAGCAACAAAGGGAGACGCAATTTTATTGGAAAAAGAATGGCAAGCGTTTACAAAACAGACGCATTCGACCAAGAAGTTACAAATGAATTAGATGTTGTCCGTAACAGTGGACTCCCTCTGGATGTGTTAATTAAGGACGGAGGGAACGTCAGTGGAACCTATAGGACGGGAGGTGTCCTAGGACTGTTTACAGACGAAAACAAGTATGTAATCCCCTACAATTATTTTGATACTTTCAACAAACCCGAGGAAACCAAAAAACGCATCTTTAACATGGGGGCTGTTACAAAATACATAAAAACTGGAGACAGTTCTGATTTAGAGAAAATAAGAGCCATCTACCTCCCATCAATGCCCTTGGAGGATTTAATTAAAAACCAAGTGACCTTCTTTGAATCACTATTTGGCGACATCACCAAGTAACCCCCAAAACAACAAATAACATGAGTCTTTTCGCTTCTCAAGCCTTACTTAAAAGTTCACGCTTCCTTGCTCCTAACTCCCAAGATGTTACCACATTCGGAGAGGTTGATGAGGATTACGCCCATCTCGACCGCTTCCAAACCGCCCAGCAGATGAAGAGAGAAGCTCCCGATGATGTGGGTTTCATTGAAGACGTAGCAACAGGAGTGGCATCAGGTGTTGAAGGATTCGGAAGATCACTCGTAGGTTTTGCCGATATGGTCCTGTTTGATGCCCTTCCCGATGAATGGTCCGAACGAACCTTTGATCGCCCACAAGGGATGGTTGGAGGATTGGTTGAAGGTATCACTCAGTTTGGATTAGGTCTTATTCCTGGTCTTGGAGTTGCTGGTCTAGCCGCGAAAGGAGCCAAGGCTTTTGGAGCCGGTAGTAAACTTGTATCGGGTGTTAAGACAATCACGGCTGGAGCAACGGCTGACTTCATTGCCTTCGACGAACACGAGGCGCGACTTAGTGACTTCCTTGTGGGACATGATGCAACCCGTAACTCAATTACAGAATACCTACAGTCCAACGAAGAGGACAGTGCCTTTGAGGGACGCATGAAGAACGTCCTTGAAGGAGGAGCATTGGGCGCGATTGGAGGAGTCCTTATAAAAAGCGCGAAGGCTCTTAAGAAAGGGAAACAACTGGATGGCTCGCCTGAAACCATTGCCGCTAAAGAAGCTGCTGACAAGGAGCTTAAACACGCTCTAGTGGACACAGGACTCGCAACTGAGGAAGGCTTGAAGCTGGCCGATGAAGTGGAAGAATTGCTTCCAGAATCATTATTGAGAGCGCAAGCTGAAGTGCAAATGGGCCGTCTGAACTACGTTGGAAGCCCTAACACCAAGTCGGACCCAACAAGCATCCTTCCTAAATACCCTGAGTGTAAATAGATAACAACAATTATAATAATCAACAATCATGAGTGAACCCTGTTATACAGGAGGTCCAGAAGCCCTCCAAAACAATGTCAACGCACTTGAACAGCTAGTGGGAGCGAAGACGTTCGCAGCGCAACGAGAAGTTGTTAACAAAATTACTTCCACGCTAGACAAAGACTTCCCCACAGTCACGGAGGAAAACTTCAAGCAAGCGTTTGCTGATGTTATTGCCCGTGAAACAGTTACAGGTGGAAACCCAGAGGTTTACAGGAACGCACTAAAGATAGTGTCAACAAAGGATAAAGACGGCAACTACGTTAAGGATGCGTTTGCGCTTATCCAGTCCGTGATGTTACACCAACACGCTTACACTCAAGGGATGCAAGTAAGCACTCACAGAGTTCAAGGATTGGCTGAACAAATAGCAAACTCCAAGTCCAAAGGGTTGGATGAAAAACAAGTAAAAAACCTAGAGCTTGAAATGGTTGAAGCGTATGCACAGCTTCGAAACTACATGGCGCATCGTTCGTCTATTGGTTCGGGGTTGAGTTTCGCCTTCTCACAGCGACAAGCCAAAAACGTAGGAACTGTAACAGAATCCTTGAATAGTTATGTGGAATCGTTCTCCAAGAATTACAAGGACGCTTTTGAAGGTGATGACTTTCTTCAAGGTCTTGAGCGTAACAGTAAAACTAGGAAAGTCATGGAGCAGGAGATCAAAGACCTTGCCAATGACGCTGACCTGTCTCCTAATGTTAAAGCCGCAGAGGATGCAGTGAAGGAGACCCAAGCGGATCTTGATAACTACCTTAAGACACGCGAAGCTGGCGCAAAGAAAACCACTGATGAAGCTGGCGCAAAGAAGACCGAAGTGGATCAAACGGAAGTGGATCTACAAGCCAAGGTGAAAGCAGCGAATGAGGATGTTACTCAGTTAACACGACTCAAAGACCTTCAAGATAAAGTGAAGGTTGAAGAGATGGACGCAAGCGCAATCCAAGCAGAGATTGACAGTCTTAAACCCGCCGGGGGGAAATCTCATTCAACTCTCCAACGCCAGCTTGCTCAACTTAAAAAGGACGGAGCATCACAAGAGAAGATCGATGATCTTACTAAGCAGGTCAAGGAAGCTAGGACCGCCACGAAAACAAGAGAGGGTCTGCAAAAAAGACTAGCCAACCTCAAGAACAACAACAAAGACATTGCGAAGGTTGAAGCAGAGATCGAACAGCTAAAAGGTAAGGTAGACAAGATCAAGGAGCTTAACCAACTGGAAAAGACCTTAGCTGCACTCAAGAAGCCTAAGAGCGACATCAAGAAGACCAAAGAGCAGATCGAAAAGATCAAGAAGGCACGGGAAGAAGAAGCCCGAAGAAGGATTGAAGCATCGGAAATCACAAGCGAAACCAAATACAAGAAATTCATTAACCAGACTCTAGGATCACGAGATGCTCGCACCCTAGCTAAACGCCTTACCTTCGCTGAAAAGATGGGGAAAGGCGACGAGGTTACACGGACCATAGCCGAAACAGCAAAGAAGTCAGGATTCCATAAGGTTCTGGACGCAGGATTACAGTGGTTCACAGGAAGTCTCCTCAGTGGTCCTGCAACATTCGTTCTTAACGCAGCAACACCCACTATCTCAAGGACTCTTCAACAACTTGAGCTAGCCACAGGCGCATTGATGACAGGTAACATTCCTCTCTTCAAAGCCTCCATCTCCATGCACAATTTGTTCTACGGTGTAGGGGACGCTTTCAAAATGGGAAGAGCAGCCCTAGAGATGGACAAAGATGCTCTCTTGGGAGGTCCACGGATGTTTGATGACTCGGGAGAGGAGATTGGAGCGTTTGCTTCATCCAACTTCTCTAAAAACGCTTTCCTAAGCAGCCAACCGATGTCTCAGGTCATGGACACCATTAACTTCCTTACAAGGCTCCCTAACAGGATCAACGGATCGGTTGACACACTTAACAAAACAATGGCCTCAATGCAGTATCTAAGGACGCACTTTGTGGCTGAAGCTATTGCCAAAAAGATTCCGCACGGTGAAGTTGAACAATACGTTAATAAGAATGTCAAAAAGATGTTTAACAAAGACGGGTCACTTTACTCTGAAGCGAGGATGATGCGTTCCGCAGTTAAACAAGCGAACGACGAAGGTTTGAGTCGGGCTGATGCTGTTAAGTTCCAACAACGAGTTGCCGAGATCATGGAGAAACAAATCAACGACATCGGTATGGATAAATCAAATGCTGATGTGTTATCCAGAACCACTGAGAGGTTTGCCCGTGAAAGCACTTTCACCGATGAACCAGGAGCTTACACAAGGCTTATTAAACAAGGATTGAACCACATGCCCGTGTTTAAGTTCCTTATGCCGTTTGTAAGCACTCCTATGAACATACTTCACTTTGGGTGGAGACGCACACTTCCTGGTTTAGGTATTGAAAAGCTAAGTCCTCTCATAAGAAAGACCGCAGATCAACGGAAGAAGGAATGGGCAGAACTCACTCCGATGGAACAAGCCGCATCTAAAGGACGATACGCAACCGCTGTAGGAGCATCTGGGGCAATGATTTACTTTGCGACCCAGAACAATGACCGAATCACCGGAGGAGGACCAAGAAACAGAAAAGAACGTGATGCGTTAATGGCTACCGGATGGAGACCTTACTCTTTCGTATTTAATAATGAAGATGGCTCAAAGACGTATGTCAGTTATGAACGGGTAGACCCCCTAGCAACCATGATCAGTATTATTGCTGATGCAGCGGAGTTCACAAAGATGAACCCTGATGATGATGATGGTTTTGCCGAGGTGTTCTCAGCGTTGTCCTTTACCATTGCGGAGAACATGACGGATAAATCATTCCTTCGTGGAGTTAACAACATTCTTAACCTTACACGGGAGCCTGAAATTTATCTTCCTAAGACGTTCAAGGACATCACATCAGCAATGGTAGTTCCAATGTTTGTGGATAAACTAAAGAACGCCAACGGCGAACAGATGCTTAGAGAGTCACGAACACTTTCAGATGCGATCTGGCGTAAGGTTCCGATTGGAGAAGAAAGAGTTCCCCCAAAGAGAACCTTCCTTGGTGAAGCTGTTTACAAGCAGAATCCAGGAGGAGTCTTAGCCATGATTAATCCCATCTACATCCAGTCCACCAAAAACGACTTAGTGGATGAAAAGATCCAAGGACTTCTGTATGGCTTCTCGATGCCCCAACATAACTGGACAAAGGGCAAGGAGACGGACATGAGAGAGTTCTACAATCCCGATGGAAGGCAAGCCTACGACCGCATGTTGGAACTCACCAGTGAACACAAGATCTACGGACGAACCCTTCGCCAGTCATTGAAGGCACTGTTCAAATCACCTGCATACAAACAAGCCGAACAGAACTTCCAGCAATTTGGAGGTGGTGAAGGGGACACCGATCCCCGAGTGCGTCTTGCTAAGAGAGTCATCACACGCTATCGTAGTGTCGCCAAACGCCTTGTTATTCAAGAGTTTCCAGAACTGCAACAAACTGTTAAACAGGTGCAACAACGTAACTATCAACTCCGAACCGGACAATCACTAAACCCAATCCCATCCCTTTAAAACATCATGGCTTTAACAACAACAACCGCCCTGTCATATTATCAGCAAGAAAGCAGTGGAAACTACACTGAGTGGACCAACCCTATTAACTTCTCCCTTGAAGCCTTAAGTGCTGACGATGTGGAAGTGTGTGTTATCAACTCACAAGCCGCTGAAGGATTTCAAAAGCTGACACTTATCAAAGATACGGACTATACCCTAGACTTCGCCTCTAAGACCGTGACATGCACATCGTCTGCTTGGGGTGATATAAGCAAAATCGCCAACCACTCAGCGAACCACATTAGAATCTTCCGTGCGACATCAATAACCGAACTCGTTGATTTCACCAATGGTGCAGTGTTGAGTGCAGAAGATCTTAATCTTGCCTATAAACAAAACTTGTTCGCCGCACAGGAGATGAATGAAGATGCTGGGCATACTAGAGGTGGAATCCAGAGTGTCAGTGAGACAGCATTAGCGGATTCCTCAGTGGCCAATGCAAAGATTCAAAACAATGCTGTGACTTCTGACAAGATTGCCGCTGACGCTGTTATCGCAGCAAAGATCGCGAGCGGAGCCGTTACTACAGCAAAACTCGCAGCAGAAGCGGTCACCGAGGAAAAGATTGAGACAGAGGCGGTTACCACGAACAAGCTTGAAAACGATGCAGTCACTACCGTGAAGATCGAAGACGAAGCGGTAACATACGATAAAGTCAAGGCTGCTAGTAAAGCCCAAATGGAAGGACAACTAGGGACTGGTACGCATGGCGGCGAGCCAGCTGGCGTGGTGACTCCTGATGTGCTTAAGAATAGCCCGTTCTCTCCAAGAGCTTATGGTGTTATTCAGTATGACGCAACAGGAGCGGATAGCTTGGAGGCTGGATCATATAATGTAGACGTTACCGCAACCGAAGCGGAGGCCAACGCAACTAGAACTCGAAAGATTTATTTTGATACAGACCTAGCAAATACTAACTACACAGTTGTAACGACAATGCAAGGAGCCAGCGGGATGGACGGACGTAACTTCATTAAAGAAAAGAATGTCGGATATTTTGTAGTCGAGTCCGACGATGTGGCTCACGCAGCAAATCGTAAGATTAACTTCGTGGTCTTCGGAAGCACCTACCCGAATCCTTAATAACCCATGAACCCAAATCTTAACACACCTATGATCGGGGTAACCGGATTGATTGCTAACATAACCCTTGAACAAGTGAACACCTCAGTCGCTATCGCCGTAGGATTAACAACCTTAACATACATGGTCATTAAGATTTACCACGCACTAAGAAAACAATGAAAGACGAATCCCGTAGCATTAAAATGGAGGGTCTCCAGGATCTCTTGATTGACACCTTCATTGATCGCATCCAAAGTGGAGATGACACCCCTGCTCTCTTAAACGCTGCCCGACAGCTACTTAAGGACAATAACATCAGTGCAGCAGTCACCAAAGGATCACCCTTGGATAGCCTAGTGAACATCCTTCCCTTTGATGACCCGACCGATCAAGTAGTCAACGAATGAGCGACCTTCCTAAACAACTCCAAGACTTCCGCAACTTCCTTTGGATGACGTGGAACCACTTGTCACTTCCGGCTCCCACTCCTATCCAATACGAGATAGCCGAGTGGATGCAACACGGACCACGCCGAGGTGTTATCCAAGGGTTCCGAGGCGTAGGTAAGTCATGGATTTGTTCAGCCTTCGTCGTTCACCAACTACTCCTTGATCCACAGAAGAACATCCTGGTGGTCTCCGCATCCAAGAACCGCGCCGATGACTTCTCGACGTTCACCCTCCGTATCATTCACGAGATGGAGATCCTTGGACACCTAAAGCCCACCGACAAGCAACGCTTCTCCAAGATCTCCTTTGACGTTGGCCCTGCTCAAGCCTCACACGCACCCAGCGTCAAGTCCCTCGGTATAACATCCCAGCTTACCGGTAGCCGTGCGGACATCATTGTGGCTGATGACGTAGAGGTTCCCAACAACTCCGCAACCCAATCCATGCGGGACAAGCTCTCGGAACAGGTCAAGGAGTTTGAAGCTATCCTTAAGCCCAACGATGGCAGTCGCATTCTGTTCCTTGGGACTCCACAGTGCGAGGACAGCATCTACAACAAAATGCTCGAAAGGGACTATGAGACTCGCATTTGGCCGGCGAAGAAGATCGGTGTGGAGAAGTCCGAGAAGATCTACCAAGGTAACATTGCCGCCTCGTGCATCGATGATGACTTCATCGGAAGCCCTACAGAACCGACACGATTCTCCGAGATCGACCTAGCAGAGCGTGAAGCATCCTACGGTAAGTCAGGGTTCGCCATGCAGTTCATGCTGGACCCCAAGCTGTCCGACTTGGATCGTTATCCCTTGAAGATCAATGACTTAATCGTCATGGACATTGATGACACTACGGCTCCCGAGAAGCTGGTCTGGGCACAATCCCCTGAGAACGCTTGGGATGCCACAGTGCCGAACGTAGGGTTCACAGGGGACCGCTTCTTTCGCCCCATGAAGGTCATCGGTGATAACATCCCATTCACTGGTAGTGTGTTAGCCATTGACCCATCGGGACGAGGCAAGGATGAAACCTCGTGGGCTGTCGTAAAGATGCTCAACGGGTATCTCTATGTGACGGATGCCGGCGGTATGCAAGGGGGATACGATGATACCGTCTTAAAGGTTCTCACGATGAAGGCCAAGATGAACAACGTGAATGTTATTGTTGTCGAAAGCAACTTCGGTGACGGCATGTTCGTAGAGATCCTAAAGCCCTATCTATCAAAGATTTATCCGGTAACCGTCGAAGAGGTTCGTCATAACATCCAGAAGGAGAAGCGCATCGTGGACACCCTGGAACCCGTGATGAACCAACACAAGCTGGTCATCGACCCCAAGGTCATTAGGAACGACTACGATACCGCCCAGAAGTATCCCATCGAATCCCAACTCAAATACCAGTTGATGTTCCAGATGTCTCGCCTGACACGCGAAAAGGGGGCTTTAACACACGATGACAGGCTTGACGCACTGTCTATGGGAGTGGCATACTGGGTCGAACAGATGGCACAGGATGCCGACATTAAGATCTCCGAACGAAAAGAGGAGGACATCCAAAGACAGCTTCAGAAGTTCACGGATTCCTACTACAAGATCAATGCTAGCAAAGCCCCCTCAACCACATGGATATAAAAGACGAACTCAATGAGGCAATCAGGATTCTTGAAGGATTACGCTCTAGGATAGATTCTGAGAGCCTTGGGGATGATTCTGGAGGTCACACTAAAGAAATCTCTAAAAACGCACAGGAGCGCATCCTCGTGCTTGCAGTGGGGCATTCTAGGGAGCTTGATGCGGGTGCAGTGGCTTATGACGGAGAAACCTACGAGTGGCACTACAACACCCCGCTTGCCCAAAAGATCAAGGAATACCTTCCAAGTCACATCAATACAACCATCATCAACCACTACGAAGGGGATTCCTACACCGAGACC